CTGTAGAAAAACTGTTCGAAAAGGAACACTTTCAAATAATTTGTACGTTCAAATAACTAGGTAGAGGACGCGAGGATTTCATAGAGGGAACTAATTACAAAAGGGAACTACTGAAAAGGAACTAATTCGAACGGGTACTGCGAAATATTTAAATCCAAATCCGCTACCTAAAGAGGGAACACTTGTATAATAACGACATGACACACGCACGCAAAGTAACCAACCAACTCCTAGAGTCTATCGACGATGGCCTCTTGACTAATAAGACAGTACTAGAAGCCCTTCTCAAATACCTCTCAGAGGATCAGGTAGCAGAGTTCTACCAGTCGTTAGTAGACGAAGGATATCCGCTCCCTAAATCACCGCGCGCAGACGTCTGGGAAGCAGCAATGGAGTCTGGAGGACTATCAGTCACAGCGCTCAGCAACGATGCCGGTACCGGTCTTTGGGATAAGTAAACTATATTATATCACAGTTCCCAAATGACTAACACACAAGCATTCGAGCACTTCGCCTTCACTGGAAAGGAACCCTCTTATAATCGTAGTATGACAACCACTGATACCACACTCGAGCAATTTGAATTCATGGACAAACACGGGCGCTATGACGATTTTAAATACCATGGCGGTCCCTACGATCGGGGCTCAGCCGATGCATGGTATGCGCGTGCGCCGGAACCCAGCTACTGGCCCGAGGGATCGTACCAGGGTACGCGCATCGACGAAGACAAGATGACCAATCTCCAGCGCGAGGCATACTGGGCGGGCTATACCATCCACGAAGCCGATCCCGGTCACCGTAAACAATATGATTAGAATTTGGACATTGGAATAATTTAATTTTGGGAACTATCACGACCTTCAGCCGGAGCACAATTATAAAAACCTCAGAGCAGAGTCCGCTGATAGTTCCCATCACCTTTCGATAGTGGTGTTGTTAGACCTGAGTACGTCTTAAAACTACTCATACCTTTATGATAGATCAAATACAATCGTTGTTACCAGTAATTCAAGTAGGCATCTACACGGGCGTGTTCCTGGCAGTGCTCTTCGGATCAATCGCTCTAGGGTGGAAGTACGCTCCCTGGATCATTGGCATTGGGTTCCTGATATTCCTCTTAGGTTAACTCTTGGTGTACCCTCACGGGCTCTGCAGCCATAACCTTCACGGTACAAATGCAGAGCGGCTCACGAGCGGCCGATAGGTAGTCACCGTCACTACCAGCTCCCCTTTCCGGAACTATGCTATAATTGTGGTATGGAAATTATAAACATCACTGCCGAGCTTCTCAATCATGTCAATCGCATCTGTGCTGAGTCTAAGGCTTGGGCAGAGGCTGCACCCGAGGGAGAGTTCCGCGGGTATAGTTCCTACGATGAGGCTGATATCCTCTTTCACTGTAAGCACTACACCAAGGGTGAGCGCTGCCTGACGCCCGCCGAATGGGATCAAGCCAAGGCCTGGGAGGAGTACTATGACGCTTATAAGTCTGCTGAGGGCATTCGCCCGCGCTGGACCAACTGGCAGGATGAGTCAGCCGAGGAATGGGAACGTCTGTCGACGGAGTGCTATGCGAAGGCCAACGCCGAGTACGAGGCGCGCCAGCAGGAGAAGGAACTAGAGGCGTCCTACAAGTACGAGGCCCCAGAGGCGCTCTCGAACGGCCTAGACATCGCCTAGCCGGAACTGTGCTATAATATAGATATGAAAAATACAACAACACCAACCGTCCCTTCCGCCCGCACTATCACTCTTGGCGATCTTGATCAAGCTGTGTCCACCCTCAACACCATCGCCAAGGATGCTGCCACTGCCGCTATCTTCCGCCGTGTAGTTGAGCAGTGCTTTAACCCGGAACTTATTACTTTGATTCGCGATCTCCATACCGATAGTGAGGTCTTCTGCGATAAGCTTCGGCCCTTCTTTGCCGATCCTGAATAGGATCTAGTTGTAGTTGTTTGTTGAGAAGGGACCCCGTTTCTAGATGAGGCGGGGTTCCTCTATGAACGGCCCGCTCTCTCTGAGACCCGCGCTGAGAGAGCACGCCATTGGACTTCTCTGACTATAGAGTTCCGTTTTTAGATATCGGGGTTCCCCATGCTACAAAATTTTTTTAGCGCGCGGAACTTCTCTATATATAGAAAGGGAACTATTCGCCGCGGCACGTTGGAACTGCTACCATTCCATTAGGAACGTTGAATCGGGAACACTTATATCTAGTTCCGTGTGCCGATCAGTTCCTGGAGTAATTTTACAGGAGGTAAGGAACAATAGAAGTACTACACTATAGAGTAACTTCACCGCGCTCCAATATCACTTGTCTGTTACGCAATTGTTCCTCAGCAATGTCGCCTTTAGATTTACCGAAGTACTCTACGGCATAGCTATTATCGACCATATACTGATTAACATTAACATCGTCTACAATAAGCTCTCCCAATATACGGCCGTACTTACCTCTACTATCATCAGCTTTAGTCTGTAAGACAATCTTAGCACCTACAGGGCAGAAGGATAGTATCTTCTCTTTAGCAAGATTGCCGAACACCTTTTCTACCTTGTCAGACGTTCTAGACTCAGGCGTATCAATGCCATACAGTCTAATACGCTGATTACGTAGCCATACTTCAAATCCTAAATCGATATCTACATCAACAGTATCACCGTCGACCACTTTTGTAATAATTGCTTTATATTGGTACATAAATTTATTTAAAGCATTTTGTTGATATTAACCGTAAAACTATTAAATATTCGTATGACAAAAGATACTCTAAAACAATTATCCAAAGACGCACTCGAAGAGCTAGGCCGTACTAAAGGTATCGAGCTCGATAAGAGATATTCAAAATCTAAATTAGTGAAAGAGATTGCTGCTGTATTCGCTGCTGAAGAAGCTGAGGTGGTTTATAACGAAGCTGATACTAATAAAGACGGTGTTGTTGATGCGCAAGAAGCCGCAGCAGCAGCTGAAAGACGTCGCAGACGTAACCTAGGATACTGCTAATCATTTCCGCCGAAGAGCGGCATAATGGCCTTCGGCATGGTGCTATGCTGAGATTTTTTTTGCGCCTGCGGCGCGAAGCCTTTAAAATATATGTTACCTTATAAACCAAATCCAGAGCTTAATAAAACGTTTTTAGAGCAAACGTTAAAATATGATGATAACGGCGAGTTATGTACTGATACTGAAGTACTAGACTATGTTATGATGGAATGGGAAAGACCTATGATGTTAGATATAAGTCGTTATCTATGCGAGGGTAAAGAAGATATTAAGATTTTGAACGTAGGCTTTGGGATGGGTATTATCGACACATATATACAGGAGTATAACCCATCAGAGCATTGGATAATAGAAGGTCACCCTGATGTATGTAAAAGGATGGCCGACGATGGATGGGATAAGAAGACGGGTGTTAAATGCTTCTTTGATAGGTGGCAAGATGTATATGAGGATCTACCCGAAGATCACTTTGATGCCATATATTTTGACACATATGAAGATCATGAACAGCATCTATTTTCTGACCGCGCTCTTAAGTTAATAAAAAAAGGTGGTAAGGTAAGTTTCTTTAACGATTTGTTTGTTGATAGTGTTAGCGATAGTGCTGTTACTGATAATATTAAAAAATATTATGGTGATTGGGTACCTGAGAATTTTAAGATGTCTATCGAAAATACGTATATCGAGGAAGTTCCGGAGCATAGTAACTATAGCCATAACTTAGCTAAGAATTACTATTTGCATATTATACTGGAAAGAATATCTTAATAGCTTTTTTGCTTTCCGGAATAAATAAGGAACTGTGATATAATAGTAGAGTACCTTATGATTGTTATAAAGCTTAAATGTAGTAAAGAAATCCGTGAGAAGTTTAAGAAGCATAAGATAGATAAGAGGAAGTTAGAGAACTATCTAATGTTTGTAACTAATAATCTGGTACCCACTAGGAAGTGGTGGGATTATGAGATTGTAGTTAAAGGATGCAAAGGTCATGATTCTCAGTACTTCTGGGGAGAAGATGAGATAGAGGTAGCTACGATGTGTCATGAGTGCACTAGCGCTAAAGAGCGAAGAGCTTTCTTCATAAAGAGCCTCGTTCATGAGTACAGGCACTGGGTACAATCTCAAGTGCAAGGTATATCAGAAAGACATATTAACTACACCGAAGAAGATGTTGATGATCGTAATGATAAGTATGTAAAAAATAAACTTGAGCTTGAATGTGCAGAATGGGAAGTATTAGTAGAGAGATTTATTGACTTAGTATAAATAATATTATGAGAGAAGAGGATAGGAATATAAATGAAGCTTATTTAAATCAGGACGGGGTCGGCCTATCGCAGCAGCGCGACGATAAGAATCTAAAGTTTAGACCTGAGTATGATATTAAAAATAGTAACTATAAGAATTTTAAAGGTATGAATGACGGTGCTAAAGTTAGCGATGCTAGAATGCCGACCGGTCCTGATTTATCCTCTGATGAAGAGAAAGAAGTATCAGGTTACATATATAATTCTGAAACAACTAAGATTACACCAGAAAATCCTGAAGTAATTGTAGTTGGTTTAGGTAGGTATAGATTAGATTCTTTAGAGAAGGATATAAGATCTAGTCTTAAGGCTTTATTTGATGATAGTATTCCTAATATTGTAAGCAAGATAACAGCTGAGAAAGCTGTTCTACCTCATAAAATTAAAGCATTAGATGAGATACAAAAGAAGATGGAAACACCAATGTATAAGCGAAAGATAACACTTGCAAAACGTAAAAGGTAGTATATAATTAATGTATGGTTAAGCTTCCTGTTACATGGGATACTATAGATCTATACGTAGATAATATATTAGAACAAATTAAAGATAAAAAGATCGATACCATCCTTGGTTTAGCAAGAGGCGGTATGATACCTGCAACTATGCTAGCATATAGACTGGGTAATAACAACCTACAGCAGTTAGGTGTTAGAACGAGAGACGTAGAAGCTACTCAATTTTATGGTAACCCCGTCCTATTTGGTAATGTATTGGTGGTAGACGATATAAACGATTCAGGTAAGACTTTTAAGGAGGCCGCTAAATATCTAGATTACCACTTTGATAGAGGCGAAATTAACGATGTTATCTTTAGCGCATGCTCGAAGAGATATAATACAGAGTGGCCGGAAGGTATATATGGATCTATTATTGAAAATGATGACTGGCTGGTCTACCCGTGGGAATAAATATTAATAGTGAAGAGTAGAGCATTCCATTTTGAGATCAAAGATATGGTGACGCAGTTTATTGCGGCATTTGATGATATTGTTATAGGTAGATATAATAAGAATAGAGACGAGCTCGATAAGATTGACGTCAGATATGTGTACGCTCCTAAAGAGAGAGTAATGTATGACATTATCAATGAGAATAAAACCATTACATTACCTGTAGTGGCTGTTAGTATAAAGAGTGTAGCACGAGATACGACCCGTGTTTTCAATAAACTTGATGGGTTCTATTACTCAGGTACGAGCGGTGAAGAAAGAACATCTCGCCATGTTAAACCACCGGTACCTGTTAATATTAACTTAGGCGTATCTATATTAACGAGATATCAAACAGATATGGATCAAATCCTAAGTAACTTTATACCATTCTCTAATCCCTATGTTGTTATATCGTGGAAGGTACCTAAAGATTTTAATTTATCGACCGATCAAGAAATAAGGTCAGAGGTATTATGGGATGGTAATGTAGGTTTAAATTACCCAACAGAATTAAACGGGTCTCAAAAAGCACGTATAACAGCTGATACAAACTTTACAATCAAGGGCTGGATGTTTAAAGATGTAGATGACCCTGTAGGTAATATATTTTATATTGACCAGAACTTTAATGCCGTAAATCTTATTAGCGGTTATGAAAGTATGAAAGATGAAAATTCTCCTACTGAATCTTTTGAACTATCTGGCTCTCCTCATATTACAGATATATATTTTAATGGTGTTAAGATGTTCGATGATGTTACTCTTACATCATCGCAAGTAAGTACAGCGAGCGCCGGAACTGTTTTATTAAATGGTACTGGATTTGCTAATACAGAAACGGTTTTAATTAGTTCAAATAATAGTAGCATATATACTTCGCTTACTTCATTATCAGCGACTACTAGGCAACCTGCAATAAGCGGTCAATCTATACCTTTTACTATTGTAAATGATAATACTATAACCTTTACAACGCCCGTTCTCTCTGGTGGAGATGGTGCGATTGATGATATTAGATTTATACCATATAATAAAGCTGGCTATTCATTTAGCGATTTAACTTTAGAAACACAAACATTTAGCGGTAATACGACCTTTATTAAGATAGCTTCTTCTCCTCATATTACAAGTATTTCTTATAATAGTGTTCAGATGTTGGACAGTCTAACGACAGAACTCGATTCGCTAACTGCACAAAATATACTTTTAACCGGTACATCGTTTAATAGTACAGAGGGTATGTTACTGAGTACAAATCAACCTCACCTATATACTAGTTTAACAGCTCTGTCTGGATTTATGAGACAGCCTGATATATCAGGTCAACCTATAACTTTTTCAGTTATAGATGACAACACTATTTCATTAACATTACCAAAACTTAATAATGAATTTACTATAGTATCAGGCGGTACGGAATCTAATGGGAATGCTATAGAGAACAATTTATACTTTGAAACATCAGGTACAAGTTTTGCAATTGTTTCATCAGACGTAGTAACATCGTTCGATCATCTGAGTACAGGTACTCTAGGGAACGGTGATGCTGGTCATTCGATAACTATAACAGGACCCTTTATAGGTGAATCTGTTGGTTATCGAAGTGTGGAGTTTCCTTTGAACGACGGTACCGGAGTATTTGCGAGTAATGGAGTTCTATCTGCAGTAAGCGTAGCTACACCACCAAATATATCAAATGTAGTTGGAATGCAAGTTTTTTATGACCATAATTATGGTAGTAGTGCTGTCGGCAATTACTTCGGACCGTATCCCCTTTCTGCAGGTCAGAAAATGACTATAAACAACACTCACCCGGCTGAGATTGTATTAATACCTTATAATAAGACTGGCTATTCAAATAGTGGTAATACATTAGAAACAGAAACATTTAGCGGTAATACGACCTTTATTAAGATAACTTCTTAATTAAATATTAATAGACCATGGCAGACGATAATAAAAGATCATTTTTTAATTCAGGTATTTTCAAAAATATTACAAATAAACTACCATATCAAACTCCTAATGCGAATGATATTATAGGTAACTTAAATCCTAAGTATGAAGTCTTTCAAGACACAGGAGTAAAAAGGACGGAAGCTTTAGCTGGTCAGTCTGTATTATATAACAACGATTATAATAATGTAGCGCCTGGTCAATTCGGAACAGAAACTCAATACGCTGAGTTAGTATATGCTAATATTGAAGAAAATAAAGGTGGAAGGCTCCGTGATTATAGAGTAATGGCTTCATTTTCCGAAATTGCTGATGCTCTAGATGAAATTTGTGATGAAGTTGTTAATAGAGATGAGAATGGGAAGATAGTTAATTTAGACTTTAGAGATACAATTTTAGAAGATAGTGATAAGGGCAAGATAACTGCTGAGTTTGACAAATATATTAACTACTATAATTTAGAGAAAAAGGGGTTTGAATATTTTAGACAGATGTTGATCGAAGGAGAAGTTTTCTTCGAACATATTATACATAAGAAGTATACCGATGAAGGCATTCTCGGTGTCGTACATCTACCATCTGATCTTGTAGATGCTGTATATGATAATATTCAGAACATGCTTATTAAAGGCTTTATATTACGTAAGCCAGTATTCGATCCTAATAAGCCGAATAAGGTAGAGAAGGTCGAGCTTGTACCGATGGATGATAACCAGGTATCATATGTTAATTCAGGTATATGGAATCAAGATAAAACTTTTAGATTGCCGTTTATAGAAAACGCACGTAGAGCATATCGTCAATTATCATTAGTTGAAGATAGTATTGTTATATATAGATTGGTTAGAGCTCCAGAGCGTCTAGTGTTTAATGTAGATGTTGGTAATATGTCTCCGCCAAAAGCTGAAGCTTATCTTAGAAAGCTAATGCAATCATATTGGTCAAAAAAGACATTCGATGTTAATCAATCTGGAGCTGTTCAAAAATTTAATCCTCAGTCAATGCTTGACTCTTTCTGGTTCGCCAAAAGAGCTGGTTCAGATGGTACTAATGTAACTCAGCTAGCTGGTGGTGCTAATTTAGGCGAACTTACAGACTTAATGTACTTCGTTAATAAGCTGTATAAAGCTTTAAAGGTGCCTACCAATAGGGTTAACCCTGAATCAACATTTAGCGACGGCCAGGAGATTCTAAGAGAAGAGCTTAAATTCGCTAAGTTTATTATTAGGTTACAGCGGCAATTCGCTAGCGGGTTAAAGAGAGGATTTTTAACACATTTAGAATTAAAAGGACTAAAAAAGAAATACTCTTTAAAAGAGTCTCAAATACATTTACATTTTAATGTACCTACTAATTTTTACGAGCTAAGAGAGAATCAAAAACTTGAATTAAAAACCACGACATATAATAATC